AAGGTTTCTTAAAAGGTTACAGTTTTCATCAAATTCACCCTCATCTCCGATGAGGACAGAAGGGCAAAGGCCCTTCTAAATTACTGTATGAAAAGTATAATCTATAAAGACCTTTTTGGTTTAACAACTCCCAAAGGGAGAACGATCCGACCGTACCGGCTCACACCAACCATCCCCCACGTAGGACTGCTACGTGGTGGTTTGTGTGATTTTATCGTTTTTAGGTATGTTTGTTGACCCACCTTACCAGGTGGGGCTACTGTTATTTAGGCGGTAGCTGGCTGAGTCATGCTTAGTTAGGCGTGACAGGGTTGTACACGATCCACGACGGGACGTTCAGGAAGAAATGCAGACCGAAATCTGTGCCAGCGGCGCAGTAGGTCCACAAGATACCACCGTCCAAGTTGTGAGACACGGGATCGGACGCGACCTCCAGGATGTACGTATCGGTTTGTGCTCCGTCAGTCGTGCTGGGGTGCATTGTGTACGTGGGGGATGTGGACTGGAAACGCGTGAACGTGTACATCGGGAGCTGCACGTTCAACCCCGCATTGGTCTGCTGAGATACGAGAGCGGAACCAGATGAGCCCGGCAGACAGCTCAGAGCGGTCTGTGCGATGGCGCTGTCCGTTGCTGAACTGGATGCAACCGTGAGCTGGCCCAGCTTGTTCGGAAGCACGTGGACGCTGTCGGGCGTACGCACCACACGGACATGCGACATGGGGGTACCGAAGTCGAGATTGAAAGTCCAGTTGGTGGAGCCACGATAGGCGACGAAGGCTGGGGCCACCCAATTGAGCGGGTGAGGTTGCGTGAAGTTGAACGGGAAGTTACTTGCTGTGACCACGAGCCCTTTCGCTGAGTTCTGCCCATAGGGATCAAAGCCGTACATAGGTGGAAGTTTCGTGAAGATCTTCTGCCAAATGCACAGGTTGTTCGTGTTAGAGGACCCCCCTACGTGGTCCAGGTTCACCATCGTGTAGCGCCGCAGCAATTGCCGCAGGCTAAGCACGCGTTCACCAAAGTGGACCAGGTTGCGCTGCTCGTTGACGTTGGGTGTGCCGGTTCCTGCAATGGTCGCTACCGACGGCGACTCTGCACTTTGGACTTGGAACATGCTTGCGGAGTTCAAGAGATCCCTCGGGTTAGCAAGTTCAAAATTGTCTGCTGCGCGCACATGCACAAGGATGCTGACTGAAGAACTAGCAACAGGAGAGGTAAGCACAGTTTGCACGCGCACGGTGATCACGCCGTTGTTGAGGGTGGGTTGACCGTTGAAACTAGGCGACGAAGACGTGGACCACCAGGTCGGTGCTGTGACGTAGTTCTGGTTGAGGAGGAACGGATAAGCTTGCTGGTAAGGAATCCTCAGCTCGATCTCGTTCGTATCGCCCAGATCTACAACCTCGGTGAAAACAACGTTGGATGAGTTCGCATCTGTGTAGATGTTCTCTGAATTGGACCCCGAGGGGTCGAAAGAGATGCGAAGTCGACCTTTATGGTACACCGATGCGATCACCTTGAACTTGAAGATGATGTCTCCACGCCAGTGCAAGAACATGGAAGAAAGCCACGCCATGGGCGTTTGGTAGTACGTCAAGGTCGTCGCTTGTGCCGTCTGGTCTTGCAGCATGGGACACACTGCTGAAGCGAAAAGGATGGTATCGACTGCACTACTTGAAGCCCACGTAGCCGTACAGAGGTAGGAGTCGCGCTGGGCCAGTTCTGAAATGGCCATCTCGTCTGTCGCTTTGAGTCCGATGGCGGTGGGATCGATCGTCAATTCATTCTTGGCGTCGAGTGTGAGCTTCTCAATGGGAAATCCAATCTCTGTGGAAGCCATCTTGGGGAAGGGTTCAGGGCGGTAGGGTTGCGTGTCTGCTATGACTGGGACGTTCGTAAAGCCGAATAGTTTTGCTATACTTGAAACGGCGGACGCTCCCATCTGTGTAGCAGTCGCGAAACGCCCGATGACAGGGATGTTTGTGAAGTATCCCGCGGCGGATGCAATGGCAGAAGCAACGGATGAAACTGGTCCTGTTCCATACTCGTCACCCTGCACCTCCAAAGACTGAGTCGCCAAGCCTACCGATGGGCCTGACAACTTGACGTCTTCTGCCCACGCGTACACTGCGATGGACACACCGTCTCCTGTGACACCGTTTGCGGATTGTAACGCGGTGTAATTTAGGAAGGTGAGTTGACCCATGTTGGTCATGTCCGATGCAGATTGCGCGTTCAACCAGTTCTTGTAGTAGAAAAACGGAAGCTCCATCTCAGCGCCCTGGTTGTGCTGCGGCGAGAGCCACACGCAAGGGCGCTGTGAATACGGGATAAGCTGTTGGGTTCCTGTTGACGCGATGATGGTCGATGGGGTTAGTGCAGGCAGTGGTTGGTAACCGCAGTACATAGAACCATAGTAAAAGGGCGATGCATTGATAAGGATCTTGATCTTCAGTTTGCACTGAATGAACGAAAAGTTGTTCAACTTATACTGCACGCGCGTGTCGGTGAAAAACAAATTCCACGGACTGTACGTATGGCTCGTCGCTACGGCGTCTGATTCATTCCAAGTGAAAGCAGCGATGCGGACCGGGCGACTCAGGAACTTGACTAGGTCCATGTTCTGTGTCTGGTCTGACGCACTACCGCGATCAATGGACGACGCATAACCGCCAAGCTCAGGCTCGGCTGCGTCGTGAAAGCCCACTGTCTCGTTTTGCGATTGTTGGAAGTCTGACAGGCCTGCGATCGGCGCGATGTCAGCTTGCACTTGAAGGATGCTCCCTACCCGGGAGTCGCGGGGTTGATGTTCTGGCACATCAACGCGGCCGTTCTTGATTCTACAGTCAAGCGCCTCAATTTGGTACTTCGGTGCAAAGTGGGGTACTCGCGCGGGGGTTGCTAACCCACGCGCGAGAGGTAATTTAAAAGGTTAACCTAGCCCGCGCATTATATATATTATGTACAAATCTATTATGCAGTGTGGACTTAGAGGGCTCCACTTCCCCTTACGACAGGTACACCTGCCGGCTATTTAAAGGATAGCTCCTTAAATGTGGACTTAATGGGCTCCACTTCCCCTTACGACAGGTACACCTGCCGGCTATTTAAAGGATAGCTCCTTGACGAACACTGAGCGTGCGTGGAAATCTTTGCAAAGCTCCTCCCAACTAGGGAAGGTGCTTGGCTCCACGTACGCATCCAGGTTCGCCTGGCCCACAACCTTCTTCAGAGAGCGCGTCATCTGTTCGAAGGTAGGCCTGCCATGGAAGAAGAACTCGCGCACAGCAGTGCCGATGACCTGGATGGCGTGACAGTTCATCGAAATGTTTGCCTTCTGCACGCAAACCATCAGCATCTTCTCCATCGATTCCCGTGCCAAGGGTCCGACAAAGACCTGGAGTTCTTCATCCCAGCGCCACGTACGCTTCAGGAACGACACCTCTTCGATCGAGATGTAAGGTACCGACTGGGCCTCCTTTTCAGCCATGGTGTACTCGATGTCCACAGACGCGAGCACGGCCTGAATAGTGGTGTGGTTGAACCACGGCGCTAGTTCTGAGACACCCATGGCGTTGTCGTCTCCATACGTGAACAGGGAGACCATGAGTTTGAAGCGTGCCGTACATGCCACCGGACGCAGCGCGAGATACGCGTAGCGCATGTAGATGGAGTTGACGAGACTGTTGATCACAACTGTGAGGGCATGGCCCGATGGGTTGCTACCGTAGAACTCGACAAGTTCGCCACAATAGTCTACCGTGGGAAAAGCTGTGTCATAAGCGATCCCGCGGACGACAGCGAGTTCATCATCAGCGTATCCTGCACGCTGGCAGATGTCGAGGAGGATGTCGAAGGCTGCAAGAATGGCACTTGCTGGCATGCGTTTGTCGAATTTCGCATAGTCGCCTGCCACCATCCTTGTTGTACCGAACCGTGTAAGGTAGTGGTATGCTTGATCCCACTCCCTGCTCTGGGCTGAGATCCCAACGCCCATCTCGTACTGAAAGCGTCGTTGCTGGAGGTAAACGACCACAGACAAGAGATATTGGCGAGTGACGAGCGTGTGCGCCAAGCCTGCCATGGTGAAGACTCGTGTTTTCCCAGCTGCCGCTTTGGCGAACGTGACGGGTTCGTCCTTGAGCTGGCCGCAGAAAACGGCATGGTACCGTTCACCGCGCTGGTACGAGCTCACGATGTCTGACATCGTGTCCTTGATCTCCTGAGTGACGTCCATGTCTGTGGTGTCTTCACTGATGAAGTACATGAACTTAGCCTTTGAGCACTTGTATGGGGCGCCCGCGCTTGTCTTGCGCGGGAGCTTGTCACAGAATGCAAGGCCTGGCATGCCATTGATCGCTGTAGGAAGGTCGTAGACGTGGACTCTTGAGACGTCCTGAGTGGTCGTCTCCTCGATGAACATATCACGAGCTCGCATGAGAACGTCGTTATCGAGGCGTACCACGGGTCGCACCATATCGCGCAGAGCATTGCTCCACGGAAGGCGACCCATGTCCGGGCGTGTGCGTGTTTGCTCAAAGCCCAGCTCCGTTTTGAGATACGGAGCTAGCACGGTTTCTGTGACCATCGTTCGTCCGCGCGTCCGGAAGTCCCCGCGGAACGAGCCAAGCACGTTTGCGGTCCCGCTCATCTTAGCGACCACGCTCTGGGGCTCGAGTTCTACTACCACGCGTTCGGCGGAGGGCGCACTGACATGGAGCGCTCCACGTGCAACTGGACGAGGTTCGAAGAAGTCGCATGCTTGCTCCATGGTAGCGGGATCTACTCGGAGAACCCTAACCTCGTTGCCACCTCCGAGGGTGTGCATGCCAAGGAGTGTCCAGCCGGCTCCCGTGTTCGCGATAAGGAGAGCACCACAATTGCCAACGATTGTGGGGCGATCAACGGTTCCC